AATCAATAAAAGCATATGTTGACGCACACATTTCTGATACACACGTAGGAGATTTATCAGTGTCAGGTTCAACAATAGCCGCACCCAGTAATGCAGATTTGACGTTGACATCAAGTAACGGTAACGTTGTCGTGGAAGGGATCAGGATAGCAGGGACCACGATATCAACAGAAGATTCAACTCCGGGTATAGAAATTGCAGGTAACCTAATACCAAGCCAGAATGGTGTTTTCCAGTTGGGTAGTTCTTCTAGAAGATGGCAGACTGTGTTTGTTACTGCAGAAACAGTTGACATTGGTGGTGCAACATTGAAGACGGATAGTGACGGTGCTTTCCAATTTACAGCACTAGATGGTGGTCTTATGTCGGTTGGAACAGACGGAGCAGTATTTCCGGAAGGTTCAAAGATCGGATCCAGGGTTATCCCTACCAACGGCACTGGAGCAAACGCATTGCGTCCTGTACAGGTTGTTTCATTATTATTGAGTGATGGTAGTTCGATACTTTCAGACAGCCAACTTCTGGCAAAAACAGCAGATCTACAGATGGAATTTAATGCCACTTTAGAGGACGTTCCGATTGCCACCGGTGCTGGTTTCACAATGCTTTTGAGTTCAGGAGACACGCTTGCTTCTAACGTGCAAGGTGCAGGACGTGGTATCACGTTATTCCAATTCTAGCAATAAATACCTACAATATAAAGGAAATGAATGCATTCCGTGACGACAAGAAAGCGGAGCACAGAATTGAATTATGGCGGATAAAACACCAGTAAGAGTAGTCTTTGACTCCTCGAATGTAGCAACGGGTTTAGCAGAATTCCAGTCGGGCGAATCGGTAGGAACAGCATTTGGAGGAACTGGATTAACATCAATAGGATCAGCAGGACAGGTATTGAAAGTAAATGCCGCAGGGAACGGCTTAGTGTTCGGTGCAGAGGGTGACATATCAATAACAAATTTAGTGGCGCCAACAAACGCAGATTTAACGATGACCACATCAGGCACAGGTGGTATTATTTTAAACGACATCACGATAAGTGACAATGGTATTTCTACTAACAGAAGCAATGACGATTTCAAAATTAATGCATCGGGCACTGGAACTGTAGTACTCGAAAATCTTAAGATAGGAACAAGTGGTGCAACAGTCACAACCATACTTGACGAAGACGGATTCGACAGTGACAGTGCAACTTCACTGGCTACACAGCAGTCAATCAAAGCATATGTTGACACACAAATAACAGCGGAAGACTTAGACTTTCAAGCAGATTCAGGTGGAGCATTGTCAATAGACTTAGACAGTGAAACAATCACATTCACAGGAGGCACTGGTATAGATACATCCGGATCAGGAAATACAGTAACATTCGCTATTGACTCAACAGTTAGTACACTTGCCGGATCACAAGCACTTACAAACAAAACGATTGACGTTGACAACAACACAGTTTCGAACATAGAAGTTGACAACCTTAAATCAGGTGTCCTAGACACTGACATAACTTCAGTGAGTGGTTCCGACGATACATTGGCATCTGCCAAGGCAATCAAAACATATGTTGACTCGCAGGTAACAGCACAAGACTTAGACTTCGCAACAGATGACTCAACTGCACTGTCCATAGATTTGGATTCAGAAGTTTTACAAGTTTCGGGTGGAGCAAACATTGCCACTAGTGGATCCGCAAATACAATAACCATCGCTTTAGATACTGCACTAACAGGACTGTCATCTGTGACGTCAACGGCAATAGTTACAAACAATATTTCATCATCGGATTCAACAGCAGTCAGAATAGATGACGCCTTGAACGTGGACGGAGCACTAGATGTGGGTGCAGGATTCACTATCAGCAATGGAACTTCTATTACAGCAATACTAGATGAAGACGCAATGGGATCAAACAGTGCAACATCTTTAGCCACTCAACAATCAGTCAAAGCATATGTGGACACACAAGATGCCAACATAGCAAGTGACACACTAACATTCACAAACAAAACAATAGACGCCAATGGCACGGGCAACAACATTTCAAACTTAGACATAGGCAACATGACAGCGGCTTCTGTGGTATTAGAATCAGAAGGCATAAGTTCCAATGACAATGACACAACACTACCAACATCAGCGGCAGTAAAAGATTATGCAGACACTAAAGCAGTGTTGTCAGGTTCAACCAACAACAATGTTGCAACTGTCACAGGTGCACACGCACTTGTAGGAGAAGGCAACCTAACATTTGATGGTAGCACACTTGCGGTCACAGGAGCGGCGACCATATCCACAACTTTGGCTGTAACAGGTGCTTCCACCTTAGACGGAGTTGCGATCACAGACAACACAATTTCAACAAATGCATCAAATTCTAATTTAGAATTATCAGGTAACGGCTCAGGAAAAGTTTCTTTAAGTGGATTTCTGTTTCCAACAACTGACGGTGATGCCGGTGACTTCCTAAAAACAGATGGTGCAGGCACTCTATCATTTGTATCTTCAGAAACAACAGCATCAGACGACACAAGGGTTGTAGTAAAAAATAATAAATCAATGGGTAGCAGTGCAAGGACTATGGACTACTTCCAAACAGGCAGTGCAGACATGGCATGGTACTTTGTTGCACTCAACGATCTGACAAACGACCATTCAAGTGCATCTTGTTTTGCAGTGGCACACAACGATTCTGCCGCCTTCGTTAGTGGTGCTAGGGGTGGTGTTTCTGGTACTGCCAACACACTACCAACTACAACGGCGGACATATCCAGTGGTCAGGTTAGAGTCAAGATTACGGCACCTAGTGCTGACTCCAAGGTTAGTTTCTACAAGATTCCAATCTCGACGGCAAACACATCCGATGCCACAGCGGGTGTAACGGTCACCACTTCCAACACAGATGTAGATTCGGCCTCAGAGAGTATAGACTCTTTCGCCCACGCTTCTTTTAGAGCGGCCAAGTATACGATTCTCATCGACGACGACGCAAAAACAGAGACAGGTGTCACAGAAGCACTTGTAGTGCATGACGGGACAAACGCTTACGTGGCACAATATGGTACAATCAACACTGGCAACAACGACATGATCACACTGTCGGCGGCGATAGATGGCAGTAATGTAGTGCTGTCGGCGGCGGGTCTGGCTATTAACCTGAAACTAAAAATACACAAGATACTACTTTCAGATTCAATGACAGCAGTTTCAAATGCAAACCAAAAGATCATAGGTGCCACAACAGTGAGCTCGAGTGCAACAGCATTTGACAATTTTGATCTAGATGATGCCACAGCGGCAGTTTACTATGTGGTAGGCAAAAATGCCACAGAGGATACGTTCAGTGTCAATGAAGTTTTCTGTGCAGGCGCACCTGGGGAGGCCTCAGTGACCCAAGGACCATTCGTTTCAACCAAGGCCAGCACACAACTTGACTTTACTGCCGCATTCAAATCAGATGCGGACAACAGCCTAGAATTAAGTGTAGCATCAACATCTGGTGGATCAACCACTGTCAACGCATACAGAATCAACTGTCTAGCAGAATAATTGCTATTTTTACCATAAATACAACAAATTAACAATCATGTGGGAGATATGGAACCATGACAACACGTAACTTTAGAGTTAACAACGGATTGGAAGTAGGTGATATAGTAGTATCAGCCTCAGCCAACACAATTACAGGCGGAGCAACCGCGGCACCAAATGCTGACGGTCAGTTCTCAAACAAGAAATATGTAGACGATCAAGATGCCGCGATAGCATCTGATACGCTTACATTCACAAACAAAACAATAGACGCCAATGGCACGGGCAACAACATTTCTAACTTAGATGCTGGCAACTTGCTATCAGGATTCTTAAAAGACGAGGACAACATGGCATCAGACAGTGCCACTGCTGTTTCTTCTCAGCAGTCCATCAAAGCATACGTTGACGCTGAGGTATCGGCTCTTTCAACAACGGCTATAGCAGTCAACAACACAAGTGCAACAGTATCTGACTCAGGTACGAATGGTGCTTTGACAGTTGTTTGTGACGGTAACACTGAACTTGTTATCAATGACACAATCGCAACGTTTAGTGGAAACGTTCGGGTAAGTGGAAACTTAACAGTTGACGGAACAGAGACTATTGTCAACACAGCAACACTATCAGTTGAAGACAACATCATCGAGGTTAACAGAAACGTATCAGCGGCATCAGGTATGCCTACAGTTTCAGGATTACAGATCAACAGAGGTGAGGCTTCAACTGCAACAGAGATGCCATTGCTTTGGGCATGGGATGAAGCATTCGCAGATGACGGAACCACTATCCATGGTAACTCAGGCGGTGCCTTTACTGCTTTCAGAAGAAAAGAAGGTGATACTGAAGGACCATCGAGTACAGCGAGTCTAGTGGATATAAGGTGTAACGTTATCCATGCATTAGCAACTTCGGCTCAGTACGCGGACGTTGCCGAGCGTTTCGAAGCAGACGCTCCAATGACAGCAGGTGCAGTAGTAATGGTTGGTGGTGATGCAGAGATCACAGAAACAACAGCAGATCTATCTGATCAAGTTTTTGGTGTCATATCTGATCAACCAGCATATGCCATGAATGCAGGCGCAGGTAACAGTGATTCACACCCTTATGTTGCGATGACTGGAAGAACTCCAGTGAGAGTAACAGGTGCAGTGACTAAAGGACAAAGACTAGTCAGTTCATCAACAAAAGGTTGTGCAAGAGCGGCGGCTACAGGTGAATCAATTTCACCATTCCATGTTATTGGTAGAGCACTAGAAAGCTCATCTGATGCAGGAATCAAATTGGTAAACTGTGCAGTGAGAACGAACAACTAATAAATAAATTTACTTTTTAGTAGAATTAAAGGGCGGCTTCAGGGTCGCCTTTTTTTTTTTGGCTTTTTGTAATAAATACCTTTATATGTTCAAAGTAGGAAAAAATATCACAATCAATGCAGACACTTTCCTTGAATTCAAAGGCGAAAACGATGCCGGTGAAGAGATAAGAATAGGTTCGATCAAAGGTAGCATTAAGGACAACAAAAAAGGTGCTGACCAGAGCGTAATACAGATAATCGGCAGAAAAGACGGACAGCACAAACCATTGTTGACCATCGCAAACAATGCCATCTACGCACACCGTGATGTTCCATTCGTGTGGCAGACAGAAGACGGTAAAAAAACTTTCGTGTCAGGTACCTCAACTACAAAACGAAACATCGACCTACCAGACGACAACGGAACACTGATGATAAACAATTCTGGAAAAGTAATGGCAACGGACTTGCCGACAAGCGATCCTGGTAACACNGGACAACTGTGGAACGACAATGGTACTGTAAAAATTAGTGCAGGTTAATTAAGTAATTAAATCCAATATAGTTTGTAATTTACCCTTTATACTTTTATTATTCAAAGTATTTTTCAAACCCATGTGTAAATTCTTGGGCCAGCACTCGAACGCTGTCCAGCAGTAACCCGAATGCTCGTCATTGAGTCTTGGCAAAAATTCGCCATCTATGGCTATTACGTATGTGTGGAAGAAGAACTTCTGATCGTTTGATGTAAACATTTCTAATGGAATAACTTTCTTAAACTTAGGTGTGTTGCCTACTTCTTCCTGTATTTCACGCTTTAAGCCTTCAAAAGCACTTTCAAGGAATTTGGACTTTCCGCCAACTAATCCCCAGGCACCGGCGGTCTTCCGGTCAGTTCGTTGTAGGAATAAGAATCTCTTCGTGCTTGTGGAATAAAAAAGTGCACCAGAGCAGACTATGTTTTCTTTCATACTATATTATAACAATTATATTTTAAATTATCAAGGAGTAGTTGCGTCTGTACTAGCATCATAATCGCTATAGTCACCATCTACCACAATAGTCCAATTACCTTGGGTGTACAGTCCCTCGTACGACTTGACCCATTCGGTACCATTGAATCTGTATTGTATTCCTGTGTTTGAATTGGTAACGTAGTGTTGTGTGCTGTCTGGATTAGATGCATCAAAGGCCACGTTCCATTTGGATGTTGCACTATTGTATTCGATAATATCGCCAACACTTGCTACGAGTGTACCCCATGTGCTACTTTGGAAACTAGCAGTACTGTCCCCAACATCATTAATCACAAGATACCTGTCTCCGTTTGCAGGAGTGCCTGGATCAAATGTTGCTGGATTGACAATTTTTTTTACAGCGGTTAGGGTGTTTGCCGGAATCGTGTCTCCGTCTATAGTGTATAACAAGATCGTGTCATCTAATGTGGTTGTTGCGATAGTGCCGATTATTTCATTTCCGTTTGGTTGGGTCAATCTGATCTGTGATGTGCCACTTGTAATTTTACCATATTGGTCTAATAGCACCTTCCAATTCACTGCTGGTCCAAATGCTTCAAAAGGATCAAAATTATTACGTTCATTTGCACCTGTGTAGAAACCATCACCGCCTGACTTAACATTTACCCCTGTGGTTCCTAATAATCGTAGTTGATTTCCAGTTACTAGCAAACCAAAGTTGTTTGGTGTAATAAAACTTCTTGAAGCCAGTTCACCATCTATTAATCCTTTTGCTATGCCACCGTCGTCGTCGTATATGCTCATTATTATTTTTTGAATGACACCTAATTTCTTTACTTTCACAGGTGGTGATAACCATATTGGCATGCTGAATGTCATGGTTGCAACATCTATTTCTGATTCTGCACCAACAGGTATTGTTCTGCTACTGAATGTTACACCTGTAAGCTCTACGTAACTAAGACTTGTCCAGTCGATGTAATTGTCTGTTTTTTGAATTTCAAAATCAGGGTTAAACAAATACAATATTTGTTCCATGATCTGTAACTTTTGATCTGTGTTCGATGAAAAAATGTCTGCTGTTACTTCCAACCTAAACGGCGAAGGCATAACTTTCTCTACTGTGTATCCTGCACCTAACTGGTTGGTGTAGTTGCCGTCACTGTCAACATCTCTTTCTCTCAAGTGCTGTTTTTCAATGTGGTAAGGATTCTGCATTCTTTCCCTGTCATAATTTAATTCCCTAACGTAACAGGCTATCTTAGGAGCATAGTTCAATGCATTTTCACTGTTGTTCCTTATGATGTTTGCAACCTGACGTGTTGGATCTCCGTACACAACAGGCACTGCCCTTAAACTTATAGAATCATCTTTACCCCTACCTGTTTCAACAGAAAAATTACTCAAGATCCTAATGAATTGAGTGAGAAATTTTCTAACCTGTCCGTCGTAAAAATGTAGCATTAATTGTCAGCCTTTGGTTTGAGTGCATCAGACAATGATTGTCTTTGTTTTGTAGTTAACCCATTGATAGTGGCTTCACTACTGTTATTGACAAAAGATGTTTTGTAGTTTGATCGAGAATCATTGTTTGTTGTAGTAATTCTAACAGAATCTTCAATTTTAATCCATCTGTTACCATCGTATCTAAACAATCTGTTTGGTAAAAAGTCTGTTCTTAAGAAATAATCTCCCTTGTCAACATTAGAAGTTGGAAACGATATTCCAAACCCTGCTGGATTTCCGTTTGGTGCTACCCCGTCACCATCTAGATAGAATCCATAGTGCGAACCTGCCGGTGTATCAATAACTGCGTTCACTGACTTATTACCACTTGCTCTTTGGTCTTCTGTGTTGACGTTATCTGTTCTAATATTTCCCCTTTCGTCTATAGGTGCAACGTAAAACTGTTTGTAGTTGAAACCTGATTTTGGAGCATCTGACTCTGCCTGTGCAACCACTTGATCATTGATCGTTTTCTCTCTGTTGAAAGTCGACATGTAACTTGCAACTGAATTTTCTGTTGTAGCGTCGCCTATTATATCCCTAAATTCTTGTGCGTCAACTAAACTTTTCATTTTTAATCTTAACAAGTGTGGCCACCAAGTTGATGAGAATCCTTCCGCGGCTCTATTAACATCTTCTACAACGTAGTATCTTTTAAGTGCAATTGGTATACTTTCATCAAGAGAATAATCTTCTTTCATGTGTGGAAATTCTATGACGTCGCCACTCATTGGTTTTCTGCCAATTCTTTCTACAATATCATTTAGATGCACAGTCAAAAACAGTGTGTCATTCTGTAAGAACATACCAAACTGTGATAGGTTGAAATCGGCATCTTGAACATTGTAAATTCCCCTGACCGTGTATATGTCACCGGCGTATTTCCTGTCTCTGTTTTCTAGAAACAATAGATCCTGTATGGTCCTCTCATTTAGACTGTCACCGGAATACTGAGGCTGTGTGGGAGATGCCGCACCGTCCTTGTTTGTGTCGCCCTGATCGTAGGGGCCTAAGTATTTGTGGAAGTGTAGGTCAGTGCCTCCCACCTGAAACATCTCTTTGATGTTACGATCGAAGAATTTGTAGTCATTGCCCTTTTCAGGCTTAAAAATGGATAATCTTGGCATATCACACATATTTATTGCACAGGCAACGGCTATAAATATGTGTATGTCAGAACTACAAACAGGTCAACAAGAGATATTCGATTACATCAAAAACAATCTCGGCGACGGGATGATTGATGTAGAATTAGACCCAAAACACTACCAAACGGCCCTGGAAAGAGCAGTTAATAAATTTAGACAGAGGTCATCAAATGCTGTTGAAGAATCGTATGCGTTCCTGGAATTGAAGAAAAATCAAAACTCATATATTTTACCAGATGAGATAATCAATGTTAGAAATCTTAACAGAAGAACTGTAGGTTCAAGAACAGAAGGCGGCGAAGGTGGTACTTTATTCGAACCATTCAACCTAGCATACACTAATACGTATCTGCTGAGAGCAGGGGCAACAGGTGGTCTAGCAACTTATTACGCTTTTGCATCATATCAAGAATTAGTGGGTAAAATGTTTGGTAGTTTTATACAGTTTCATTTTGATGTTGCTACTAAAAAATTAACGATAACACAAAGACCCAGAGCAGACGACGAGACAGTGCTAATGCACACCGACAACTTTAGGCCTGACATTACATTATTCAAGGACATATACTCCAAACCATGGATAAGAGATTATGCACTTGCAGTATCTAAACTTATGTTAGGTGAAGCAAGAGGCAAGTTCAATACTATTGCAGGACCACAAGGTGGGACCACACTTAATGGCGATGCCTTAAAAAGCGAAGGCCAAGCAGAAATGGAAAGACTAGAAGCGGACATAGGAAACTTCCAAGAAGGTGGAACTCCACACAGTTTTGTTATTGGTTAATTGACCCGAAACTCTATTTAAATACCCTGCAATGAAAGATTCCAATTACAAGAACTATTCTGACCTGACACTTGACGAATTGGAACAACTGGTAAAGGACTTAGAATTAATGAGTATAAAGGCACTGAAACAAAAGAAAAAAAGTCTAAGAATTACCATGTTAAAATCTGTCAAAGAAGCAATCAAAGAGATTGAAAAACGTCTAAAAAAATAGTATAATAAACCTTATGCTGATAGGTGTAGTAGGTTTGATAGGTTCTGGAAAAGGCACTGTCTCTGACAGGCTTGTAAAAAAACACGGATATAACAAAGATAGTTTTGCTAAAAGTCTCAAGGATGCTGTGGCATCGATGTTTAATTGGAACAGGGATCTTCTCGAGGGCGACACTGAATCGAGTAGAAAATGGAGAGAACAACCAGACGAATTTTGGAGTAAGAAATTTGGGAAACCCACAACTCCGAGATGGGTGTTACAGTACTTTGGCACAGAAGTGATGCGTGGTCAAATGTACGATGGAATATGGGTAGACAGTTGCATTGGTCGATACCATGGACAAAATACTGTTATAGCAGACACACGATTCCCTAATGAAGTTAAACAGATCAGGGCTCACGGTGGCAAAATAATACTAGTTAAAAGAGGGCTAGATCCTGATTGGTTCGTTGATTACACGGAAGGCAACATCGAACCCAAGGGCATACATACTTCTGAATACGCCTGGGCAAAAGAAGAGTTTGATTTTATCATAGAAAACAATGGTGACAAAGCAGAATTATATGCAAAAATTGACGACCTAATCGTCAGCAACAAGATCACCGATCCGCCATCCAAGCCTTCGAGTGCTAGTCAGCCTTTGGCAATTGGCGCAAACAGTTTTTAAATTATTTGTTGAGGTATTTCTCAAGTCACCGTCCACAAACAAGATATCAAGTTGTGCTTTGTCCTGGGCCTTAAATCCACACAGTTCACATTTCTTTTTTTTGGTGTAACCTGATCTATCCAATGCAGTGATGCCTCCTGTTTTCTTACCGGACTTTTTTCTGATACACGTATCACATCGGCTCCGCCAATAAACCTTGCCATAACGCCTGTAGGCATACGCCCTAGGTTTTGATTTACACTCCTTGCACAGCGGTCTATCATTATATTGCATGTTTGTATTTACGTGCCCTATATAGGCACCAAGAAAATGGTAAATTTTGTCGTAAAAACCATACGATTGAATAAATAACTCTAGTATATACGTAACACTTGCAAGGAGAATACGAAAAATGGCTTTAACATCACCAGGAGTAGAAGTTTCAGTAATAAACGAGAGTTTCTACGTACCATCAGATGCGGGTACTACACCACTATTCATAGTAGCATCATCACAAGACAAGAAAAATGGTGCAGGAGACGGCACAGCGGAAGGAACACAAACTGCTAACGCCAACACTGCATATTTGATCTCGTCACAAAGAGAATTAACAGAGACTTTCGGAGATCCGAAATTTTACACAGACGCTTCAGGCAACTCATTGAA